GTGAGAGCGGCCGTCAAGTTACCGGCTGCGGTTGTAACCGTAACCTCCGTCGTCACACCGACGTTGATGGCCGTCTCACCGTTGGCGTTGATCGCGGTGATGTAGTACTTGTACGTACCTGCTGTCAGGGAACCACCAGCTGCAGGTGAGCCGGCAAAGTTCTGCACCGAGCCAAGCACTTCAGCGGCGATACCCATCTGACCAGCAGCACCAATTGCCTGCGGCATTACGCCTCCTTGGGCTCGTCGTCAGGAAGGAGCTCGGCGGTAAGCTTAGCAGCTCCCGACCATAGTCCCTTTTGGGGTGGGTAGCCCAACAGGGCTTCGAACAGTTGCATCTGGTCGCCTGTGAGCTCTTTGGTCTCACCAGCTGCGAACTCGCCAATGCCGGGAACCTGACACGACGAGCTGGCAGTGACCGTGTACTTGATCATTCTTCCTCCTCACGCAACTGGTAGAGAAGTCTTGTTCCTTCCGAAGAAGGTCATTCGCGATGCACGGTACAGCGTGTTGTTCTTGACCGCTAACCCTGACTCGGAACGTTGTACAAACCCATGGATTAGTGCTGGCGCACTCGTGAGCGGATCTTTAAGCTGCAAGTCCTGATGCAGCCAGTGCTCGATGTCGTAGGCCAGGTTGTCCACGTCCTTGCGAGTATCCTGTACGCTCTGATCGACCTTCTGAACGTACGTCAGGATGTAGATGATGAAGTCGTTCTGTGTCATGTTCGGTACACCCTGCAACGTACGATCCTTGTCAGCCGGCTCGACGCAGACAGCCGCGGCGCCTGGGAAGCGTTCCTGATCACCGTAGAAGACACCATCCTCAAGCAGCATTGTTTCCCCGTCCGAAAGGATTCGGTACGGAGCACCAAGGATGCCGAGAATGATACGGTCTACGAGTCGTTCGCAGATCGTTACGATGTTGGCAGGATAAGGATAGCTCATAGTCTGTTCCAGTTCCTCCCAACTGCGTCGGCTTTAGCTTCCATCCATTGCACGAAGATCTCCTGAATCGCCTCAAGGTCTTCAGGCTCTTGGAACACAACGAAAGGTCGCTCAGGAATTACGAAGCGGGTCTCCTTAGCTAGGTCCGTGGGATGTAGAGTTCCTGCCTGCAAGCGCTTGGTGACCTTCTCGATGTTCTTCGGGTTCACGTTCGCAGGGTTCCCAGTACTCTTCAGGAGAGCTTTGGCAACCCATCTAAGGCTACCATAACCTTCCTGGTGAAGAGTGCCATACCACACGAACGACGGTAACGCACGAATCGACGCACTGGTAGGTGTTATTGTCCAAATGGAAAACGACGTCGCAACTTCCTTCAGCCTACCAGAGCGCACCAGGATAGGTTCGGAACTATGCCTAATCTTAACCGCGTAGTCCGAAAGAGGTTCCCACCTTTCAGGTCGACCTTGCTCCTCGAAGTTCCGACGAATAGATTCCGTCATGTAGGCGACGGCAGCATTCAAAGGCTCGAGGAAGTTTTCGAGTTCCAGCCCAAGCTTGTTGATGTCCTTCGCGACCATGCCGATCGTAGGTGAGAACGCCCATCCCGCGTAGAGCACGCGGTTGAATCGAAGTCCTCCATAGACGGAAGCCTTAATCTCGGACAGGCGTAGTGGTGCACGAAATGCAGCACTGCTCTCTGAAGGTCCTACCGGACCAGCACCTCCGACAGGCGTCTGCAAGTAGTTACGGATGCCGTACTTACCTTTGCCACGAGGTAGATTCGGCAGATCTCCGAATGGGCTAGACACGTGAGATCACCTCCCTGCTAGAAGCGCATTCCCATCGAGAACGCAGCAGGACCTAGGGAAGGATCGTCGAACGTAGGTTCCTGTGCCGACGAGGCGTCAGTCGGATAGAACACAGGACTGCCTGTGATGCTCGGAACACCCGGAAGTTCGATCGTACCATCGAGCAAGCCCGTCATGAGCAGCTCGGCGTTTATCTTGAGACGGTCAGCGTAGTTGTTACCCTGCTCGATGTCCTCACTGTACGAACGATCGTACAGCCAGGCAACGTAGAACTTGGCAATGATGGTCCGAATCAAGTTCGGCGTCGTTGTGTTGCTAGTCCACGTTGACGTGTCGAAGGCTACTTGCAGGCGTCCTATGACTTCGGCTTCGACGTGTGCTACAAGGAAGGAGTCAAGGGAGGAGATGCGCAGCTTCGTACCCTCAGCCCAGGCACGCGCCTCTTCAGCGCTAATACGAGCCATTGCATCCCCTCCCTTCAGCTACGCCAGTGCCTGTTGGTCAGGCAGACGGGGCTTCCTCGGTCGACGGCGTAACCGGCGCCTCCTCAGCCGTAGCTGCGTCCGCGGCGTCGGCAGGGGGCGCCTCTTCCGCGGCTGGGCCTGCGGCAGCAGCAGCGGCAGCCTTTTCAGCCTGCAGCTGGGCGATCTGCTCCCGCAGGGACTCGATCTCGGCATCGCGCTCGTCGTTGGCCTTCTGGGCCTCCGCGTCGCGCTCCTCCAGAACTCCGGCGTTCCAGAGTTCGACCATCTGCTCCTTGGTGAGGCCCGTGACCTCCATGCCAGGCTCGAACGTGACGTCGGCATCTCCGCCGCCACGACCGACCCGGATCTGGTTGACTGCGTGGTACGTCTTGGCTGCCATCAGCGTCTCCTTACGCGATCGCGTTCTTGATCAGGTAGCCCGCGATGGACTTGCCGGCGTCCGCAGTTCCGGGGTCACCCTGCGCTGGCAGCTTGAGGTCGTAGTAGCGGCAGACCCGAACGAGGTCGGACTTCCGCTGCTCCTCGCGCCACCGGTCGACGTACTGGATCGATCCGCCTGGCGAACCGGCCCAGCCGTACTCGTACCCGAACGCGGGGATCTTCAGACCTGGCCGCGGCGGCACCCAGGCGAAGAGAGCGTCCTTGCCCCAGAGGTAGCCGACGGTGATCGGCTGGCCGAGGTTGGACGTGCCGATGCCGACACCCGGAACGATGATCTTCGGGATGCCGAGCACCGCGCCGATCAGGTCCGCAGACACGATGCCGCGTTCCGAGTACTTGATGCGCTCGAGGAAGTCGGGGTGGTCCTCCAGCTTCGTCATGACCTGATACGGCAGCACGCCGACGTTCGGGTCGAGGAAGATGCGACCGTTGATGCCGAGCTTCGCGTTGCGCATGTCGGAGATCGGGTCGGAGTTCACGTAGTCGTTCCACTGCTGAGTACCGACCAGCGTCGCGGAGTTGCCGGACGCGTAGTTGGCAGCAGTAGTAGCGAGCGTCTGCATCGCACGCTCTCGACCCAGCATGATCTTCGACGTGACGAGCTCGGTGCCGTCCCGATCCGGGGCGAGCGGGCTGTCAGCGTTCCAGCGCTCCTCGTCGGAGACCGGAATCTGCAAGCTGTGCTCCTGAGCGTAGTACGTGTCAGTCGACAGCTGGAAGCCCGTGATCTCGTTGGCGACCGTGCCAGGTGCGCGGAAGTCGTACTCCGGCAGCCAGGCCTCACGGCCGAAGATGTAGTACTTGTCCGACTGCTTCTGGACAGGGACGTCCGGGAAGAGTTGCTCCCCCACGAGGCCCTGGTTCGGCCAGCCGACAGAGATCTGCGTGAGGATCTTATCGACGTGGACGTTACCGGCACCTGACGGGTTGTAAACTGCCATGCTATGTCACTCCCTTCAGGTTACAGTGCCGCGAGGCCAGGAGTCAGCATCACGTCGATCAGATCTCCTGCGGCGGGTGTGCCGATGGGGATCGGACCGACGACGAGGCCGACGGGGATGTTGGTTGCGACGCCGAGCTTGACGCCACCCTTGTTGGTCGACGTGCCGCTCGCGGCAACGATCGATCCGAGGACGATCACGCCTGGGGTGTCGGAGACGCGAACCTTGGAGATGCCCTCCAGACGAACGCCCGCGAACACCTTGCCCGTTGCGACCTTCACCTGGTCGACGTTCTCCTGCACGATGCCGAGGCTCCGTGTAGTTGCGGTCGAGTTCAGGTCGATCGTGCCGGTCGTCGTGTTGATCACGACACACCGGTACGCCGTGACACCCGCAGCGTCCGACGCGTTGTACGTAGACAGGACCTGGTAGGCCTTGTCCAACAGGTAGTTAGCCATTGTTCACCTCCCCTTATGCCCGGAACTGGTACGAGTCCTGGCGGTGGTTCTCGAAGAGCTGCGGGTGCTGCTTCGCAACTGCCTCGAGAGCGTCGCCGATGCTGGCGTCCTTGTTGTCAGCCTGGTACTTCGCGACCAGGTCGTTGAGCTGACGCGTCGAGTCACCGTTGTCGGCTGCTCCGCGCCGGCCGGTGTAGCCACGCTCGGACAGATCGACGAGACCGGAACCGTCGATGACCTTGGCCATGAACTCGTACAGCTTCTTGCTGGCCTCGGGAGTCGAGTGAAGCAGGATCGACTCGAGGTCCTCGCGGAGCGCCGGAGCGACAG